TCCTACAGAATACCTGATCGGTGAATCATCTAAGTGCCAAGGTCTATCTAAGATAGCCCGCCACAAATCACCTCTAACACCTAAAGTGTTGAGAATTTGGACTTGCAATTGAACAGGTAAACTGTCAGTTGCTGCACTTAAATCGAACGAGTAAAGCACGTGCGACGCACGATTTAAATCGAGAAGTCGTCGTAATGGTTTCACCTGGTTAAAGGTTCCGTCCATCGGTAATCTTTTTAAGATTGCCGCTATAGCATTATGGAGAGGATGGAACACAATTTGTGTCCACCAATCTGTAATGGCTATAATACGAACTTTTCCTCGTGCCTCGTTTAGTTTAACTAAACGTCCCAAATATTTTGGGAAACTCCCCGAGATTACCATGATAGGTAAGAGGGCCATTCCAAGTAGTATCAATCCGAAATGCCAAATAGCAGTCGTATAGTACCCATTAGATAAACAATATCTTACCCAGTTATACCACACTCGTGGATAACGGATATAGGCTATTGCATCCAATGGAGCGCCATATGTAGCTTTTGCGTAATTAGGTCCAGCAGACTCTGATATCGTAAAGAGATCAGGTTGCTGTAATCTTAATGATTTCAACCCTAATGAGTGCACTGCAAGATCTATCTCATATTGAGGTAGAGTACAGCTGATCCCTTTGAAAGGGTCGGTTATAGTACCCAGTTTTAAAACTGGTCTGGCACCCATTACTCGGTAGATTGATAGAACTGTTAATACAGCTCGTATAACTAATTTACCTTCTCCTGAATCTCGTAGCTTTCCAGCTATCATAGATTTACGGATTGTTAAGGGAATTAGTTTGGGTAAGCCTTTCCCAGTAATGGCTATAAAGATCGAAGATCTAACATAGTTTTCATTACCAAGCCAGCATACAATAGCACGGGATACCTCAGCAAGATACTGAACTAACCACGTGGATCCATTATGTTTCCATAATGTTTGGACTCTATTGCACATTGGTAGGAAACCTTGTTTCCACATATGTGATAGACCCATGAGCCAGACTGGAATTCTAAAGAAAGGTAAGACCTCTTGAGGCCGAACCCATCTCTTTAACTCCATTTTGAAACCGGCATTATTCATGAAGTTGTTTGTCACAATTTTATGTAATGTTGGTTCTCAATAAGTCGCACTCAGGTCCTCAAAGGTTAGGGTGTGAGCCTTCTTCAAAGGGCTTCGCCGGTTGGAAAAGCTATTAGGTCATGCTAGTTATTGATGTTGCCATCTCAGCAACGTTAGTTCCGCCACAGTAGTTAACCACACTACCGCTGGTTATCGATCAATCATTTTATGATTGGAAAATAACTGGCTTATGGAGTCTGGAACAGGTACCACTAACCCTTATGATTAGCGTTACGGCCCTTTGCGGGG